GCTCTTCTGAACAGTGCAGGTGCTGTTGGAACTGACTACAGAGTTGGTCAGGGTATGAGCACTCAAGCTGCTGAAGCACTTGGTGGTGCTGCTGGAGATCAGTTCAACCAGATGGCATTCAGCATCGAAAAGATTGCTGTTACTGCCAAGTCAAGAGCACTCAAGGCAGAGTACACTCTGGAACTGGCACAAGACCTTAAGGCAATCCACGGTCTGGATGCTGAGGCTGAATTAGCAAACATTCTCTCAACTGAGATTCTTGCTGAAATCAACCGTGAAGTTATCCGTACTATCTACAAGATTGCTGAAGCTGGTGCTCAAACCAACGTAGCAACTGCTGGTATCTTCGACCTCGATGTTGACTCAAACGGTCGTTGGTCCGTTGAGAAGTTCAAGGGTCTTCTTTTCCAACTGGAAAGAGATGCCAACGCAATCGCACAAAGAACTCGTAGAGGAAAGGGTAACGTTATCCTTTGTTCTGCTGACGTTGCTTCTGCTCTGACCATGGCTGGTCTGCTGGATTATACTCCTGCTCTCAATGCCAACCTGAACGTTGATGATACTGGCAATACTTTTGCTGGTGTTCTCAACGGTAAGTTCAGAGTTTATATTGACCCATTTGCTGCCAACCTTGCTGCTGAGCAGTATTACGTTGTTGGTTACAAGGGAACTAATCCTTATGATGCTGGTCTGTTCTATTGCCCTTACGTTCCTCTCCAGATGGTTCGTGCTGTTGGTCAGGACACCTTCCAGCCCAAGATTGGATTCAAGACCAGATACGGTATGGTTGCCAACCCATTCGCAGAAGGCACCAGTGCTGGTCTGGGAAGAATTCAACAGAACACAAACCGTTACTACAGAAGAGTTCAAATCAAGAACCTTATGTGAGCCATTCACAAGTTTCGGGGAGGGTCTTCGGACCCTCTTTTTTTATGCAAATAAATAGTTAAAAACACAAAATTATGACGAATAGTACTTGGAGTGGGCAACCATCAAATAAAAATTTCCTATCACCAACTGGGTTTAAGTTTAACCTGAATAAGGCACCTAAGGTTGATTTCTATTCCAATGCTGCGAACATACCAGCAATATCTTTAGGATCTGCAATCCAAACAAGGTATGGAAAAAATATTGATATCCCTGGAGATAAGATGACCTTTGGGGATTTCAATCTAAGATTTTTAGTTGATGAAAATCTAGAGAACTATTTGGAAATATGGAATTGGATGACTGGTTTAGGATTTCCTTATAGTTTAGAACAGTATGATGACCTGATGAAATCTACTAAGATTTCTAATCCAGAATCAAATAATTCAACTGAATTTTACGAACAATCAGATGCTACATTGCAAATTTTAAATAGTAATTTCAATCCAACATTTTCAGTTAAATTTACAGGGATGTATCCTACTTCATTATCATCTTTGGAATTTGACGCAACAGAAGAAAATATTAATTATTTTACAGCACAAGTTAATTTCAAATATACTTATTATAAAATTATTCCGAATTTATGATTGACCTTGAAAAAATTCAAGAGATGTGGAAAGAAGATTCTCAAATCAACATTGATGATCTTCACAACGAATCCTTAAAGGTAGCATCTCTACACTCAAAATATTATGAAATTTACAATAATGTTTCCTTATTAAGAAAAAGATCAGAACTTCAGTACAAGCAGAAGAAGTTAGAACGATACAATTACTACAACGGCAAATCTGCTCCAGAAGTTTATAAAGAAGAACCATTCCCTTACAAAGTAAGAGATAAAGAAGGTATGAATAGATATCTGGAAGCAGATCAGAAACTATCAGATATTTTTATGAAAATTGAATATTATGATATAATATTAAAATATTTGGAGGAAATTATAAAAATGATTTCCAACAGAACTTATCAAATTAAAAATTCAATTGACTTCTTAAGATTCCAATCGGGAATGTAATATGGCAGATCTTATTATATCCAAGAAAAATGAAATATATTTAAAAGTAGAATGCGAACCTCATATCAAATACGAACTGAGTGATCAATTTACTTTTGATGTTCCTGGGGCAAAGTTTATGCCTCAATTCAGGAGCAAGCATTGGGATGGAAAAATTAGATTATTCAACGTTCAAACTGGAGAGATCTATGTTGGTCTATTGGATAAACTAATTACTTTTTGCGATAATCATAACTATAAGTTTGAGTTCAAAGAAAACAAATATTATGGATTTCCTGGAGAAGTAGATTCTACTATTTCTATGGAGGGAGTGAAAGATTATATGAAAAGTATATGCTCTCACGAACCAAGAGATTATCAAATACAAGGAGTTTATGATGCATTAAAATATAAAAGAAAGTTAATTCTTTCTCCAACTGCATCTGGAAAATCTTTAATGATTTACTCTGTGGTTAGATATTTTGTCGAGAAAGGAAAGAACATACTCCTCATAGTCCCTACCACATCACTCGTAGAACAGATGTATAAGGACTTTGAAGACTATGGATGGAACTCTGAGGCATATTGCCACAAAATCTATGGTGGAATGTCTAGAGAGGCAGAAAAACCAGTTACAATATCCACTTGGCAATCAATATACAAATTAGATAAATCTTATTTCCAAAACTATGATGTAGTCATTGGAGATGAGGCACATCAATTCAAATCTAAATCTTTAATCAGCATTATGGATAAACTTCACGATGCAAAATATAGATTTGGATTTACTGGTACTTTAGATGGATCTCAAACTCACAAACTAGTTTTAGAAGGATTGTTTGGTCCAACATATAAACTTATCAAGACTGATGACCTCATTAAAAAGGGTTATCTATCTCAATTAAAAATTAAAGTTCTTCTTCTATCTCATGACGATAATGAATTTAATGATTATGAAGAAGAAGTTCAATATTTAATTGGAAACGGTAAAAGAAATAATTTTATAAAAAATTTAGTTTTGGATTTAAAGGGAAATACTCTTGTATTGTTTAATCGTGTTGCAACTCATGGTCAACCATTATATGAACTCATAAATAAGAGTGCCAGTGAAAATAGAAAAATATTTTTTATTCATGGTGGAGTGGATACTGAAGAGAGAGAATTGGTAAGAAAAATTACCGAGGAAGAATCCAATGCGATTATTGTTGCTTCTTATGGCACTTTTAGTACAGGTATCAATATTAGAAACTTACACAATATTGTCTTCGCATCACCTTCAAAATCTAGAATAAGAAATCTCCAATCAATTGGAAGAGTTCTCCGAAAGGGAAAAGAAAAAGTATCAGCAACCTTATATGATATTGCTGATGAAGTTAAATACAAATCAAAAAGAAATTATACTTTAAATCATTTGATTGAAAGAATTAAAATTTACAATGAAGAAAACTTTGATTATGAAATTATCACCATCAACTTCAAAACAAATGGAAGAAGACTTTTATGCAACAATTAAATTAGTATCAGGAGAAGAGATATTTTCCTTGGTATGCATTAGTGAGGAAGATGATAGAAGATTTTTGATACTGGATAATCCAGTTATTATTACTCCTATTCAATCTAAATCCAGTCGTACTATGGGATACAAAGTTGTTCCCTGGGTTAATATCTCTGATGATGAAATGTTTATTCTTAACTTCGATAAAGTACTTACTATGACTGAAATTAAGGATGCAAACATAATATCAATCTATAAAAGATTTAATCGTCCAAGTGCTCAAGTACAAGTAACCAAGCAAATGGGTCTCATCTCTAAAGTTGATTCTGCGAGAGAAACCTTAGAAAGACTATATAAAAGTAATTAAAGATATAACTAATCTTGAAACCCAACAGAGTGATCCTACTCAAGGTTTCGTTTCCTGTCAAGCACTTGTCAAAGGACTAATTTTAGAGTAGAGTATCAGCAATGTTAGGATTAAAAAATTTAATATGTTTTTAAAAGTTATGGTTAAGGAAAGAAAAAGATCAGAACATTATGTAAGCAATAAAGACTTTCATCAAGCTTTGGTTGATTATAAAAAACTTGTAGATGAAGCAAAAGATAAAAATCTACCAAAACCAAAAATTCCAAATTATATTGGAGAATGCTTTTTGAAGATTGCCACTCACTTATCATATAAACCGAACTTTGTGAATTATATGTTTAAGGATGATATGATATGTGATGGAATTGAAAATTGTGTGTTATACATCCATAACTTTGATGTGACTAAAAAGAATCCTTTTGCCTATTTCACTCAAGTAATTTACTATGCCTTCTTGAGAAGGATTGCAAAAGAAAAGAAACAACTGGAAATTAAAACAAAAATTATAGAAAAGTCAGGATTTGAAGAAGTTTTTAGTGCAGATAGTTCTGATGTTGGATATGATCATGGCAATATGAATAGCATTAAGGATGGTATCAATTATAGATTTACATGATTTTGGAGATTGCAAGTGAAGGTTTGTCTAATTACTGATACCCATTTTGGATTTAAGAAAGGGAATAAAATATTTCATGATTATTTTCAAAAGTTTTATGAGAATGTTTTTCATCCATACCTAATTAAGAATAATATTAATACGGTTATTCATTTGGGAGATTCCTTTGATAATCGTAAAGGTATTGATTATTGGTCCCTGAAGTGGGCACAGGATATATTTTATGATACCCTAGAGACATTAGGAATTACTGTTTATAATATTGTTGGTAATCACGATATCTATTATAAAAATACAAACTCTTTAAATTCATTAGAATATCTTCTACAAGATTACGATAACGTAATCAAAATATCTTCACCGACAGAAGTTAATATTGACGGACTTGACATTTTATTTTTACCCTGGATCAATCAAGAGAATGAAAAAACTACTTTCAACCTTATTCAAAACACAACTTGCCCGTGTGCGATGGGGCACCTTGAGTTCCAAGGATTTAGAGTTAATAAACAAATCATCATGGAGCACGGTCTGGAGAGCAAACTATTTGACAAGTTCCAACGTGTCTTCTCGGGACACTTTCACACTAGATCGAACAACGGAAGGATATTCTACGTAGGAAACCCTTATCACCTCTTCTGGAGTGATTTAGGAGACCCTAGAGGGTTTACTGTGTTCGATACTGATACTATGGAACACGAGCATATCAATAATCCATATGATATTTTTAAAGTTATTGAATATGATGAAGATAACCTAAATGAAGATCTTAATGAATACGAAAATTGCATCGTAAAGGTTGTTGTAAAAAATAAAAACGATCAAAAGAAGTATGAGAAATATCTTGATAAATTAGTTAAATGTAATCCATATGAATTGAAACTGATAGAATCTTGTATAATTAATACTAATATAGAACTACCAGAATCTAATGCCGAATCCGAGGATACTTTATCTTTACTAAAACGGTATGTAGATGAATCTGAAGTTAGTTTAAATAAGAATGAGATTAAGAGATTAATCAATTCAATATATCAAGAGTCTTATCAGATATAATAATGTATATTCTTACTCTGGCATCAAATCAAAATGAAGGAGCATTTGCCATCGAAGATGAGTATGGTGATAATGTCCTGATGATTTTTGAAGAATATGATGATGCTGAAAGATATATTTCAATGTTGGATGAATTGGATTATCCCGAAATGGAAATCACAGAAGTAGAAAGGGAAACTGTAATAATTGCTTGTGAAACATTCAACTATGAATATGTTATAATTACTCCAAATGATCTAGTTGTTCCTCCAAATTATGATAAAATTTCAAAAAATTCGTTATAAAAATTTATTATCTTCTGGTAATTATTGGACTACTATAGATTTACTGAAGAACAATTCCACATTAATTATTGGACAAAATGGAGCAGGAAAAAGTACATTACTGGATGCCTTAACTTTTGTTTTATTCAATAAACCTTTTCGGAAGATAACCAAAGGTCAACTAGTAAACACTGTAAATGAAAAGGATTGTGTAGTTGAAATTGATTTCTTGGTAAACGCAGATCAGTATAAAATTATAAGAGGAATAAAACCTAGTATATTCAAAATTGAAAAGAACGGAAAGTTATTGGACGAACTATCGTCTTCTACCGATCAGCAAAAATGGTTGGAGCAAAATTTATTAAAACTAAATTATAAATCTTTTACTCAGATTGTAATACTCGGGTCATCAAATTTTGTTCCATTTATGCAACTTTCTTCTCAACATCGTAGAGAAGTGGTCGAAGATTTACTAGACATCAAAATATTTTCTTCGATGAATGATGTCACTAAAAATAAAATTAGGAGTTTAAGAGATGATATCAAAGAAACTGAATACAAAAAAGAAAATATTGAAGATAAAATTGAATCACAAAAGACACTCATTGCTGAACTTGAAAACAGAAACAAGGAAGATGTTGAGGAAAAGGAAAGAAAGCAATCTGAAATAGAATTAGAAGTATCTCAACTTCAAGATAAAATTACTAAGAATCTTTCTTTTGTATCTGATAAGCAGGATGAGTTAAAGGCAGTATCTAAATCACAATCCAAAATTAAAAAGTTAGACATACTAAAAGCAAAATTACTTCAAAAGGTATCTAATTTTACTGAAGATTGTGACTTCTTCGAGAATAATGATACTTGCCCTACCTGCACTCAATCTATTGAAAATGAATTTAGGTTAAATAAGATTGCTAGTATTAAAGGTAAGCAAGATGAATTGAAAGTTGCTTGTGAAGAACTTGAAACTAACATTCGTAATGAGAAGAAAAATGAATCTAAATTTCTAAAAATATCAGATGAAATTACCAAATCCAATAGTCAAATTAGTTTGGACCAAATTAAAATATCTCAATTGGAGAAACAGAAGAAAGAACTCCAATCTGAAATTCAAAGACTTATCACCAAAAGCACAGGAACTAATATTGAGTATGAAAAACTAAAAGGATTTGAGGTTAAGTTAGATGAGATTGTAGAAGAGATTTGCTCTAAAAAAGAAGAACTATTAAATTGCGAGTTCATTCATCTACTACTTAAAGACGGGGGAGCAAAGACTAGCATCATTAAAAAGTATATTCCGATCATCAATCAGAACTTAAATAAGTATCTTGATCTGATGGAATTCCCAGTAAACTTTACATTGGACGAAGAGTTTAATGAGAAGGCATTGAACCCAATATATGAAGACTTTTCATATGATTCTTTTAGTGAAGGTGAAAAAATGAGAATTGACCTGGCACTACTTTTCACCTGGAGGGAAGTTGCTAAAGTTAAAAACTCTGTGAATACTAACCTACTAATTCTCGATGAAGTATTTGATAGTTCATTGGATGAATTTGGAACTGACAACTTTACTAAAATTATTAAATATGTTATTAAAAATTCTAATGTCTTTGTGATTTCACATAAGAAAGATGAATTGGAAGATAAGTTTGAATCAATACTATCCTTCCAGAAACAAAAAGGATTTGGGGTACTGCTTGACTGACCCCTTCAGATTTGATAGACTGTTTAAGAGATACTTTACTTTACTATGAATGATGATTTTATTTCGATTTCTAATTTTGACTTTAAGGAGGAATCTAAAAATTTGAATAACTTTTGGAAATATAATGAGGATAAAATCCTCAAGCAGTTGGAAGAATATATTAAGTCTACGTATGGACAGCATTATGTTGATAGAACTGGAGGTGGCACAGAACAGACTCTAGACAAAATTAAACATAATCGTAGGGAAGGTTTTTGTGCTGGGAATGTTACCAAATACATCGACAGGTATGACACTAAGGGAACTCCTCGTGCCGACTTGTTTAAGGTCCTTCATTACACTATTCTCCTCATCAATCACCTCAATCTCATTGAAAATAAATGAAACTATCAGCACATACAATTAACATCCTCAAAAACTTCTCTACAATTAATCAATCTATTTTGATTAAATCTGGTTCCAAAATTAGAACCATTTCAATTCTTAAGAACATTTATGCTGAAGTTGAAGTTACTGAAACATTTCCAAAAAACTTCGCAATTTATGATCTCAATGAATTTTTGAATGGAATTGAATTGCACCAAGATCCAGATCTAGATTTTGATAATGATTCATATGTTCAAATTAAAGAAGGTAAGAGAAAAGTTAAATATTTCTATGCAGATCCAGAAGTAATTGTCTGTCCTCCAGAAAAGGAAATCGAACTCCCATCTCAAGATGTTTGTTTCCAAGTGGAGCATTCTCAACTGGACAAACTTAAGAAAGCAGCAGCAGTCTATAAACTTCCTGACTTGTCAGTGATCGGGAAGGATGGTACGATACGTATTGTGGTTCGAGATAAGAACAATGATACCTCAAATGAATATTCCCTAGAGGTAGGGGAGACTGATGAAGAATTTACTCTCAACTTCAAGGAAGAGAATATTAAAATTATTCCAGGAAGTTATGATGTAGTAATTTCAAAACAACTGTCTGCGAAATTTATGAGTCAAAAATATAAATTGACTTATTTTATTGCCCTTGAACCTGATTCCACTTTTGGTTGATTGTTTAATTTTTTTATTATGAACATTTTTGTGACGGATGAATGTCCAGTTCTATCTGCTGCAGCACTTCCAGATAAACATATTGTAAAGATGCCTCTGGAGTGCTGTCAGATGATTTCTATTATCTACAGTCCCTGGTATCATAACTGGGGAACTATTCCTAAGAAGGATGGGACCCCCTATAGCACCGCAAAGGGAGCATTTAGAAATCATCCTTGCACTCAATGGGCAGCAGAGTCATATGAAAACCTTGCCTGGTTGATTCGGCACGGATATGCTCTCTGCAATGAATATAAAAATCGATATGGCAAGAAACATTCTTGTTTTGATGGACTGCACGAAGCAGAATACATATTCACAATGAAAACTTGTGATACCATCTATATTCATAAGAATGTGAAGTCATTCACCCGTGCAATGCCAGACGAATGGAAGCACGACAATACTATTGACACCTTTGAGGCATATAAGAGATATATTGCTTCAAAACCTTGGGTTGCGGATAATTATCTTCGCATCCCATCTAGAAAACCTGACTGGATTTGATTATGAGTAAAGACTTCCTCTGGGTCGAAAAATACCGACCAAAGAAAATTGAAGATTGTATTTTGCCAGCAGGCATTAAGAAAACATTTCAGGACTTTGTAGATAAAGGAGAAGTTCCTAATCTTCTTCTTGCTGGTCCTGCAGGATGTGGTAAAACCACAGTAGCAAAAGCACTATGTGAAGAGTTGGGAGTAGATTATTATGTCATCAATGGATCAGATGAAGGGAGATTTCTCGATACTGTCAGGAATCAAGCAAAGAACTTTGCTTCGACCGTATCACTTCAAGCAACTGGAAAACATAAAGTCATCATTATTGATGAGGCAGACAATACCACCACAGATGTACAACTCTTACTTAGGGCAAATATTGAGACGTTCTATAAAAACTGTAGATTCATCTTCACCTGCAACTATAAGAACAAGATCATCGAACCCCTACATTCAAGATGTGCAGTTGTTGATTTCTCAATTAAAGGGAAGGAAAAAACAAAACTTGCAGGAGAGTTCTTCAAGCGTCTCGGGTCTATTCTTGAGGAAGAGAGCATTGAATTTGAGCAAAAAGTTCTGGCACAAATTATCAACAGTCATTTCCCAGACTGGAGGAGGGTCCTCAATGAGTGTCAAAGATACTCTGTAAGTGGAAAGATTGACTCTGGAATTCTAACCACATTCTCTGATGTATCAGTAACTGACCTAATTAAGAACCTAAAGGAAAAAAATTTCCCAGAGGTTAGGAAATGGGTTTCTCTGAATATGGATAATGATTCATCAACAATTCTCAGGAAAGTTTATGATGCTCTTTATGAGAAAGTTGATGGTCCAAGTATTGCTGCTGCAGTTTTGATTGTAGCAAAGTATCAATATCAAAGTGCATTTGTGGCAGACCAAGAAATTAATCTTCTTGCAGCATTAACTGAAATTATGGTTGAGGTGAATTTTAAATGAGACCTGAAACAAGAAAGGCAATGGAAATGCTTTTTAATGCCAAATGGAATTTGCCAAAGGCAGCAGATTATTGCAATCTAACTCAAAAAGAATGTAAGATTGTGTTTAACGAATATTGCAATTTTCATCCTCCAGTTTATTCCAATGAAGATAGAACTTAAAGATTGGTTGAACTCAATTAATACTACTAAAAAGAGTATTATTGAAGAAGATATATCAAATGAACGGGAGTATCCACCGTTCATTATTAATAGATGTATGTCAGGTCATATTGATACTTTGATGTATTCTAATGAAATGAATATGAACCATTCATTAGATAAAAAAATGCAATATGATTTTTATATAAATATTGTTAGGAAAAGGAAAAGATTTTCTCCTTGGATCCGAAAAGAAAAAATCAAAGATCTTGATATAGTGAAATCTTACTATGGTTATAGTAATGAAAAAGCACTCCAAGCTTTGAAAATTCTCACACAAGAACAACTTAACTTTATAAAATCGAAATCTGAAATTGGAGGAATGAAATGAGTGTTGTTATTGAGCCAAAAGTAGATTGGACTCCATCTCAAATGGTGGAAGTCATTTTGAATGAACCTGATGATTTTCTTAAAGTCAGAGAAACATTAACTCGAATTGGAGTTGCTTCTCGGAAGGAGAAAAAGATCTATCAATCTTGCCATATTCTTCATAAGCAAGGTAAATATTATATTACACATTTTAAGGAACTCTTTGCTCTTGATGGAAAGCACGCAAATATTACGGTAAATGATTTCCAAAGACGTAATCGTATCATCCAACTTTTGGCTGATTGGGGTCTTATTAGTGTTGTTAATGTCGATCAAATTTCAGACATCGCACCATTGAATCAAATCAAAGTTCTTTCTTACAAAGATAAGGACGACTGGGTTCTTGAGACCAAGTATAATATCGGATCCAAGAAACGTAGAACTGAAGAATCTGAATAAATAAGTACGAGACCTTTCGTGCGGTCTCTACGAAAGTCGGAACACCCTAAAAAGAGGTTCGGTTTTGCCGATACCTCTTTTTTTCGTATCTTGTATAATTACTAATGGATGCCTTAGGGGTCCACAAAACACAAACTCGCTTACAAAGGAGCTACCATAATGACTAATCTGATGAAATATCAAGCTTCGGATCTTCCTGCTTTGCTGGAAAGAATTAATCGCAACACTATTGGACTTGATGAATATTTTGATCGTATCTTTAGTCTTCACGAAACTACATCGAATTATCCCCCATACAATCTAGTTCAGGTAAATAATGTAGAATCTCGTCTAGAGATTGCTCTTGCAGGATTTAAGAAGGAGGAGGTTCATGTCTTCACAGAGTATGGAAAACTTTTTGTCGAAGGAAAAAAACCTGACAATCAGTCGGACGGGACGTTTATCCACAAGGGCTTGGCTAGCAGAGATTTCAAAAGAACCTGGACCCTATCGGACGACACAGAAGTTAGAGAAGTCACCTTTGAAGATGGATTACTTGTCATTCGACTAGGAAAGATTGTTCCAGAACATCACGCACGTAAAGATTATCTATAAATATAATTGAATATCGTCGGCGCGAGGAGCACCTGGCAAAATCCAGGTTGACTCCTCCTTTTTTTGTTGCTAGAATACACTGGAGATGTTAGACCGAGTATGTCAGTAAAAATTGTAATTCTTAAGTCGATGGAAGATGTCATCGCAGATGTAAAGGAGATGGTATCTTCTGACAAGACTATTGGATATGTTCTTGTCAATCCATATGTTGTGTCTTTGAGTTCTGATGGAAGTCAAGTTGGATTCTATCCTTATGCCCCTCTTTCTAAAGACACTTCTGTTCCTATTCCGTGTGATTGGGTAGTATCTGTGCTAGAACCCAAAGATGAAATTTTAAACTCTTATATGGAGAGAATTAATGCAAAACCTGAAAATTCTAATTCTGAAGAATGATGCTATTTTAGTATCAGAAGTTCATGAAGTTCCCGAATCTGATCTTGGAGAACCTGATTGTAAATTGGTAAACCCAGTTCAAATGATAGTCTCTGATCGTAATACTTATGAGATGAGACGATGGCCTGTATTTACAGACCAGAGGGAACTTAAAATTCATTCAGACTCAATCTTTACTATTGTAGATCCAACACCAGATCAAGTTGAACTTTATTTGAAAACTATTAAATGAATTTTTACACCAACGTAGTTCTTGTCGGAAACGAAATACTTTCCAGAGGGTTTAAGAATGGAGAGCATTTTCAAAATAGGGAAATGTTTTATCCAACCTTATATGTAACAAGTAATAAAAAAACTAAATTCAAAACTCTTGAGGGTAATTATGTAGAAGAAATTAAACCGGGAACTATTAGGGAAACTAGAGAATTCATTGATAAGTATCAAAAGATTGATAACTTTCAACTTTATGGAAATACTCGATATATCAATCAATATATCACAGAGAACTATAGGGATGAAGTTATCAAGTTTGATATTTCAAAAATTAAATTAATCACGATTGACATTGAGGTTGCTTCTGAAATTGGATTCCCTGATGTTCAATCTGCCCAAGAAGAAGTATTGGCAATATCCATTCAGGATTATTCTACGAAGAAGGTTACTACTTGGGGAATCAAATCCTTTGAAAACAATGATCCAAACGTAAAATACATTCAGTGCAATAGTGAATATGATCTCCTCGATAGATTTATGTTCTATTGGGAAAATAATTGTCCCGAAGTTATTACTGGATGGAATTGCGAATATTATGATATCCCCTATCTCTATAGAAGAATTTCTAGAGTTCTTGGTGAGAAAGTTGCCAAACAACTTTCCACTTGGGGAATAGTAACTGAGAATGAAGCAATTATAAATGGCAGACCTCAAATCAGATATGATATTGCTGGAACTACCATTCTAGATTATCTTGATTTGTATAAGAAATTTACATATACCAATCAAGAATCATATCGTTTGGACCACATTGCCTTTGTGGAACTCGGTCAGAATAAATTGGACCACTCGGAGTATGATACCTTTAAAGAATTTTATTCCAAAGATTGGCAGAAATTTGTAGAGTATAACATCAAGGACGTTCAACTTGTGGACAAACTTGAGGATAAAATGCGTCTCATTGAACTTGCTATCACTATGGCATATGATGCCAAGAGTAATTTTAACGACGTGTTCTATCAAGTTAGAATGTGGGATGCAATCATCTACAATTACCTTCTTACTAAAAATGTAGTAATACCTTTCAAGAAAGATTCTAAAAAGGATCAAAGATATGAAGGTGCATATGTTAAGGAACCAGTTCCAGGAAAGTATGATTATGTTGTGAGTTTTGACTTGAATAGTCTTTATCCACACTTGATTATGCAATACAATGTAAGTCCCGAAACATTGGTAGATGGAAAGTTTCCAGGAATTTCTGTGAATAAAATTCTTAATAAGGAAGTCGAAATACCAAAGGATTATCCTTATTCTGTGTGTGCTAATGGTGCCCAGTATCGTAAGGACATCCGAGGATTTTTGCCTGAGTTGATGGATAAAATTTATAGTGAACGAACCATCTACAAGAAGAAGATGCTTGCTGCAAAGCAGCAATATGAAAAGACCCCAACGAAAGATTTGGAAAAGGAAATTGCTCGTTGTAACAACATTCAATTAGCAAGAAAGATCCAACTTAACTCTGCTTATGGTGCTGTCGGAAATGAATACTTCAGGTATTTTCTTATTGAAAATGCTGAAGCAATTACTCTTTCGGGTCAGGTTTCAATCCGATGGATTGAGAATAAAATGAATACATATCTAAATAAACTTCTCAAGACTGAAAATGCTGATTATGTTATTGCTTCAGATACTGATTCTATTTACCTTAATATGGGTCCTTTGGTTGAACGTATATACCAAGGAAGAGAGAAAACTACTGAAAGCATTGTTTCGTTCCTTGATAAGATCTGTAGTGTGGAACTTGAAAAATATATTGAAGGTTGCTACCAAGAACTGGCTGACTATGTGAACGCATACGATCAAAAGATGCAGATGAAACGGGAGAATATTGCTGACCGTGGAATCTGGACTGCCAAGAAACGTTATATCCTTAACGTATGGGACAGTGAAGGAGTTCGATACTCTGAACCAAAACTAAAGATTATGGGAATTGAAGCAGTTAAATCTTCTACTCCTGCACCTTGTCGTCAAATGATTAAAGATGCTCTTAAAATCATTATGACTAAAACCGAGGATGATCTAATTGATTTTGTGTCTAAATGTAAGAAGGAATTCAATTCACTACTTCCAGAAGATATATCATTCCCTAGAACTGCTAATAATCTTGGGAAATATAAATCGGCACATTCAATTTACATAGAAAGGACTCCTATTCATATCAGAGGTTCTTTGTTATATAATTACTATGTGAGGAAGAACAAGTTGGATTCAAAATATCCAACTATCAACAATGGAGAGAAAGTAAAGTTCTGCTATCTCAAGAAACCAAATACAATTCACGAAAATGTTATTTCATTCATTCAAAAATTCCCAAAGGAATTAAATTTGGAAAGGTATGTTGATTATGATTTGCAATTCGAGAAGAGTTTTCTAGATCCATTGAAAATTATACTTCATTGCATTGGATGGAGAGTTGAAAAGACAAATACAATTGAATCACTTTTCATATGATAACTATAAAACTTAAAAAGGAAGAGGTGAAAGAAATATTAAATTATCTGAAACCTACTAAAGATCGAGAGTTATATTACAAACTATGGAGACTATTATTTACAGGAGACAATTGAATGGATTTTTTAAAGGATATAATTAAAGAAGTTGGTGGTGAATATGCATCATTAGCATCTGATATAGAGGAAACAGAAAACTATGTTGATACAGGTTCATACATTTTTAATGCACTGGTTTCAGGTAGTGTACTTGGCGGTGTATCTGGGAATAAGATTACTGCTATTGCTGGAGAGTCTTCTACTGGAAAGACTTTTTTCTCTCTCGCAGTGGTTAAGAACTTTCT